CTTTCGGCCCTCTGACTTTCGTTAGTTAGACGTAGTCAAACCCACGACCCAAATTACTCGGGTCGTGGCAAGCGTTGCAGTTTACCACTGATTATACCCCTGAGTATTACCTCAGAAGCCTTTTCAGTGCTGCAAGCGCCTGCGTACGACATTCGCCGTACGGACTGCCTCGTCTTTCGACGAAACGCAAATGGCTTAGAAGAGGGTGACCCCTTCAACGCGGCCATCATTAACGCCGTTTTATAGGCTCGATTGGATATAAGGGCAGTATCACCCGCCCCGACATCCATCAGTTCCAACCATGACCACGCTTGGAAATCTCTTTCCCAACGTGCCCACGGTGAGGACTGAAATCTGTCAAGTTCAACAGTGAAAGCACCTTGAACAGACCCCTCATAAGGTCGTTCAAAGCGCAATTTCTGTGGAACTTGATCTAATATCCAGTTACGGATATTAGAAAACGCAACCCTAACGTTTTCGTTAAGGGAACGCGACAGATTAAAGAACTTGATTAGACTTGACAATGAGTCAAGATTGTAATCAAGCGTTAATGGTCTGACATTCAGACCAGCGTACCAGTCTGTTCCACACGACTCCCGAAACGGACCCTCTAAGAAGGTCTTATCCGGGTTATGTCGGAATCCGAAGTTCCAGAGGGTTTTAATAACCCTCTTAGCAACGGATTGCCTACACACTATATCGTCGCCATAGACTGTGAAGTCATCAGGCTTCGAGAACAGTGAGCAGACAGACGCAAAAATGAGCGTCTCTAAAGGGAAACAGAAACCGTTTCCCATCGATACAAATTTGTTGTATCGCAATGGTTCGCGATCTTCAAATTTGTATGCAGGCGAGCGAATGGAATCAAGAAAATGAAACCATTCACTCGGAAGCAAGAGCTTAGCGACGCCAAGGGAAATAGTATCCGAGGCGCTACTAAGATCGATGGTGATGAATGGATCCGCAATATCAGGGAGTGATCCCAGATACGCGAGGTTTTGATTCCGACCTTGATCAGTCAGATCAATTCCAACCCTCTTGAGGCATAGACGCATAAAAACGTCCACACCCTTCTGAAGGTAACCATTCAGCAACGGCTCAACCGCAATGGTTCGATCAACCAATGAGGTCTTTGGGACAGTAACTACTTTGTTGTAGTACACTAGCTCAAGCTTGTCCCGAAATCTTCTTTCGAAAAGATCGGGGTCAAGACACACAGGGCCATCTCTTTCGGGCTGCAGAAGCTCGAAGAAATGGTGATCTGTGCGCAGGGCAGCGAGAGCATATGGAAGGGCTGACGGAGTCACACTCCACTTCTCGGAAAGAACTTTTCTACCGAGATTGGTGGCGTAACTGACGCCAATTGACGCCCCAGGACCAAAAGCACACTTTGCGTAAATCGACGAGAGATTCGGTTTATCACCGATCACTCGCCGGATCCAGCGACGCATTTGTTCTGCATCGCGGTTCACGCGAATCGAACCCCTAGAAATAGGAGAGCGAAACTTAAGATTGTACCTTCTACACAGCTTTTCAGCCACGTAGAATTTATCCATGGCCCTAGCTTTAGCTTTTGGCTTTAGCGACGGGTCAGGGAACGGGTACTTCTTAATTAGTGCAACCAACTGACTCGCAAGGAAAATATCCCAAGCGGTATGTTGCTTCTGCATACCAATTGAGTCAGCAAACCTGATCAAGCCTTCAAAATCCCTGGCTTTCAAAAGCCCAGAGATAATGTTAGAAAGATCAGGCAGGTGGTCCTCTACAAAACTAAGGAGAATCGACTCATATATTTTATGAGCAGATCCTTTAACCTTAGTGTCGTAGTCACGGACATTACGTACCGCAGCACGACTTTTGGAAGGCATTGCACTCCCCCATGTGGTATATCAAGGCCTAGAGCTTTCGCCCTAAGAAGAGACAGCTGATCTCAGTACGAGATCTTCTGGGTCTTCACGTGGGTCTTGAAATCCGCATGAGCGAGCAATGCCGCCATGTCGTTCAGCAGTGCATCGATGTCGCCACTCGCCGCTCCGACAGGAATCGACACGTTGATCGCGAGAATCGCTTCCCCGGTAGGGGTAAGCGAACCCGTGAGCGTGAGGGTCCTTGACATCTTGGCTTGTGTACGCGCGACGCCGCTGAAGACTGACGTCGGTTTTGCCGGAGTCCTCGACATCAAGAGATCATCCTTGACGGAAAGGGTCTTGGCAGCACCGTTGTAGCCGACAGCGTCTACACCGAATTTATCTCCGGTGTACGTCTTGGTATTGAATACCAGGGCCATCTTCGGGAAACTCCCTAAGAGAGGACTGAGTAGCTCCAAAGACCGATTAGCCTTTGAAGAGCTTACCCAATCGTTGAAAGACTAGCGCGGCCGAATCTATCGCTCTTTTGTCTTGTAAGACATGAAGCGGTGAATCCGGTTTGAACGCTATCGAGGGGCCAGGAAGTATCGGAACTCTGCGCTTTGAACGGCGCATACCCGTATACGTACCAGAAGCCCCTCTCACTAACGACCAGGCACCGTTGGGACCGCCAGTACCAGTCACCGTAAAGGTGGAGGTAATGGTTTCTTCAACGGTATACCAGGACGCTAGTGGAGACTTTGTGACGAAAGGGACAATGCTACTTATAAAGGAGCCAACGTTGATAAACCAATCAGCTACAAAGCTGAAAGGTATCAACTCCCAGGGTAGAGAGAGCATTCCGCTCGCATCTATTCCGAGATTGTTGGTTAAGCGGACTTCTTCTTCCAGAAGGATACCGGCGCGCACCTGAACTAAGTGCACATCGGTCCTCTGCCAGTTGAAGTTCGCTACCCAATAAGCGGCTGTACCAGACGTAACCTTTGTCCTGCTAAGGGAGACATTCCCTCGTGCAGTCCAACGGTGACGTTTACGGTACCTGGCCATTGCGTCAAGCACACCATCAAGTGTCGATACGAGGGGTCTAATCCCGTATTGATACTGGAGCCACAAATCAGAAGCAAGGTCAGCAGTACTCTTCACCACAGACCCAGCAGCCTTGGCTATCGACTTGCCGCGGGTTTTAACCGCTGCACCGACAATCTTAGCTGCTGTAGTCTTAGGTGATTGGAGTAACTTGACGAGTTGCCGGCATTCAGCAGCGTCTTGCAAGACGTTTGCGTCATGCTGGTTAGCGTCCGACCAAGCTTTTGTAGCGGCCACGGAGATCAACGCATCGATTTCCGATTGCGTAAACACCGAAGTTGGAGTCTGTTTGGTTAGACCGGTCGCAGCTTTTAAGCTGTATGGCCCGTCTATCCATTCCTCCATGAAGGCCACAGGACTCGAGCATGACTGAGCATTGTACTTCCAGCGCATAAACGTTCCGCTGGAGGCATAAGTCTCTTTCACGCTAGAGTATGGGTTGACGATAATTTCGCCAGCCATAGACCTTCTTCGGAAACCAGGGGTAACCACGTCACTAGTTGTCTCGGTAGTGCCTGCATAGGCCTCAACGAAGTAGGGACCGCCAAGAACCACCTGTTGACCAATGGTCGAACAGTTGGTATTGGTGGCAGCCCACAATGTTGAAAGCCCTGTTAGCCCACCTCGACTTCTAGTACGGAAGTTACTCATAGTCCTCCTTAGGTGTGAAACACCCCGATTTCTCGGGGGGTTATAGAAGCGGCGTGTCTCAAAGCCGCGAGTAAAGCAGGCTCCAATAGGTTGTCAAGACTATTAGAGCGTGCACGAAACCTCTCCAAAGAGCCACGCGAGCAGGCATAGGAAGATAACTAAGTCCCAAGACAGATAATTACTCATCTGTCAAAGACCTCAGCATCCGCTTATGCCTTTCCATCCGTTTCGTTATGCTTTCGAGCCTTGCAGAAGCCGCCGTATGGCGGTCGACGCGAGGATCTTCGAAAGCCTTTCTACTCAGAATGGACTCGTAGAATGGCTTGGCCAGAAGGAATCCACGTGCTTTTGCGATGATCAGGAATGGACCCCTGAGCACGACAAAGCGTCCAGACTTTCGTCGTTCACCGCGCATCACAATGGCAAGAAACACTAGAGTAAACCCTAATGTTTCGAGCCAGTGTGCTACTAGGTGGCGGGAAAGTTTGGCAAACACGCGAACTCCTTCTCAAAAGATCTCTACACGGGATTAGGTGCTTATCAATGCACCAGCCGCTGATCACACGTAAGTGTGAGAACGGAGCTTCCATCTGACTCCCAATGAAGGGTAACCAACCCGGAGGTTGGCAGTCTGACTAGGATCCCCGCATAGAGATCGGCCTGGAGAG